GTAATTTTACGAATTAAGTCTTGCATTATACACTCATTTCCTCGCCAATTTTTGAAGAATTTCTCTCCTCTGTAGGGTTGTATGCGTCTTTGATAACAAGTTTTAATTCTGTTTTAAATCCATTTTCGTCAAATATAAAATTAGTTTCTTCAATTAAAAAATCACCTTTTAATTTAAATACAGGATAATCAATATTAACTAGTGTATTTATTTCCCAAATTTTACCATCTTCATATTCCCAACTTGGTAACTCAATGCTTAATGAAAAAGCTTTGGCAATTTGTTTTGCCATTTCCCATTTTGCACGCTCTTTGGCTTCATTTAATGTTATTGATTTTGTAATTGGAACTTGTTTAACTCGTGGCCTTTTTACGCTATTATCAATTACTTCAGCTATTTCTTTTTTGTGTTTGTTTTTAGGACTTCCTACATTTACATAAACTCTATATGTTTGAAATTTTTCTGAATCTTTTTGTGTAAAATTTATTGAACTTATATTTTCACCTTGTTTTAAACTTGTTACTACAGAGCTTGCAACGTCTGAAAAAATAATGCCGCCATCATGATCTGGATAGGCTAACACACCCTGATATTTTGCTAATTTTGAAATTGATTCCCATATTGTTTCGTTTTGTTGTAAAGATATATTATTTATTATTGAATTACTTTTATTTGATTTTCCGGAAACATTTATACCAAATGGGCTTGCTAAAGTTTCAGCCATAAATTTTAAACTTACATTTTTAAATGATCGATTATTATTTGTGTTAGCTGAATCAACAAGATCTCCTGTTTTGTCTCTTCCAGTAATATCAAAACTTATAGAACTTTCATCTAGTGAATTACTAATCTCATCTATATAACCCGTAATCAAAGGCTTATCTTTAAACAATAAAGTACAAAGATCATCATTGCTTAAGTAATCTGTTGGGTTTATTGGATCATCAATATTTGAGGTGTAGGATATTTCAAATTTACCAGAAATTGCGGCAAGAGAACGAGTAACTTTAACATTTAGCCAGTTATCAAATATATAATTATTTACTTTTAACCTTATCATCTAAAATTACCTCAATAAAGTCTCCTTCATTTAAAAATAAAGGATTTTTAATATTATTAAGGTAAACAATATCATCTATGTTATTTAGTGTTTCAAAATTTTCAAAACAGAAGTTAAATATTGTCTGGTCTTTTTTTAAGGCGTATTTATTTATAGATGGAATTTCATCTGAGATGGAACTTAAAGCGTTATATGTATTTATTCTTAATTCATACAAAGATTTAAACACATCGCTTGATATTGTTGGATCATTCATTAGTTGATCGATTTTATTTATAAGGTTGTCTCTAATTTTATTAGCTTCATTGATATTTATAAAAGTTGCTTCTGTAGTGGCAAAGTTACAAGCTGATGCTATTACATGGGTTTGCATTAATTTTTCAATTTCTTTTATATTTGTATCTGTATCACTTTTTTGTAATTTATTGGTATAAATTCTTTCGTATTCTAAAAGAATTTCCTTTGTCTCATTTGCTTTTTCTATTTTATTTTTATTATCATTATTACTTTTAAATTCCATCATGCTAGGTAAAACAAGTGCAGAAATCGCTTGAGGTAAAGCCTTTGACGCTTCGGAATTATTTAATAATCTATTAAAAGATTCAAGAACCCCATCTATTAAATCAGCCGTAAAACTAGGAATATTTGAAACCCGATCTATCATGGATTTTGCATTGTAAACTAAATAAGTGAAATCTGTTCCTATCTGTGCTACAGAAGCAATAAAACCTTCAACATCTCTAACAGAATCTACTACATCTGAAATTGCTTTTTGAGCATCATAAATTTTTGATGATGTTTCTTTAACAAGATCTTTAACAAAGCCATATGATTCTTTAAATGCTTTTAATGCATTAAATTTAGTATCCTTTGTTGAATTTTCAACCAAAGCTTTTGTATTTATTTTTGGTTTTATGGCAATGTTTTTGCTTGATTCAACAAATTCAAATTCTATAGAACATTTACCTATTTTTGTATTCTCTTCTGATATAGAAACCTTTTGACAAAAAACAATAAGTCGTCCTAAAAATGGGTGTATTAATTCACCTTCAACCCCATCTTCAATTAGTTTTTTTAAATTATCTCTTATTTTAAAAACATTTTTACCAATAATAAATCCTTTAACTTTAAAAGAAGCTTGCATTTTTCCAAATTTTTGGATTACAAATTTATTATTAAAAGGAAAAGATTTTAAAGAATTTCTATGGCCAAACTCGCTATTATGGCTTTCAATTTCAAAATATATTCCTAAGAAACAAGCTTCTTCTAATTCTTGTTCAAAAGGCTTAAATCCTTCTAGCTCTAAATTTTCCATTTTTTTTCTCTTTTATTCGTAAGCCAAATCCTGAAAGCCCATATTTGAAATATTTAATTTAGTAGGATTATTTCCTTTTGTTGCTGAAGATACGCTTAGATCCTTGGGCGCATTATTAAAATTAATATCAATAATTGATTTACTTGTTAGCTGGTTCATTTCAGCGTTACTTTTTGGGACATACAAACTAATTGGCTCTAACTTCTGAATCTCTTTTTTAGTAATATTTATTTGATCAGGAATGCCTTTTATTTCATTACTATCACCAAATAATTTTGACTTTATTCTAATATAATAACCATATAATTTATCAAATGCTTTTGTAAGAACGTCTAAGCCGCTATTAATTAAACCTTTAAAAGAATCCCAAGCACCATATAACCATATTTTAATTTTATCCCAATTCTTATATATCAAATATCCAGCGGTTGCTATTAATGCAACAGTTGCAGTTATTGCGAGAGCTATCGGGTTAGAAATAGCAAATATAGCTAATCCTCTACCTATGCCTAAAATCAATGATTTAAACTTAGAAAAAATACTAATTATATTTTTAAATTTGCTAAAAAAGCTAAATGCTTTTTTTAATGTTTTTAATTTTTGACTTTCGGCTACAAGCTTAGAAAACTCAAAAACTTTTTTAATTGCAAATACACCTTCGGCAACCTTAGCAATCATACCTAAAACTTTAAAACCAGCTAAAGCAAATAAGCCAAACCCTGCAACCCATTTTAACATTGAAGGATGTTGTTTTGAAAAAGTGCCTACTCTTTCCATTATATTTCCAAGTTTACCTACAAATTTAATTGCAAGATCAAGAATCCCACTACTCGCAAGCTTCTCTTTAAAATTATCTACTTCTCCAGAAAGTTTATCTAATTTTCCTCTATAAGAATTTTGATAAAATTTAAATTGCAAAGAAGTTTGTCCTTGATATTTCTGCATTCTCTGATGAGTTTTAAAAATATCTGTACCGCCATTTTCAGCACTTGCGGCCATTTTGGTAATTCCTGCAATACCTTCTTTTCCAAACATATTTCTTAATGATTCGCCGTAAATATTTGGCTCGAGTTTTTTTTGTGCTAATTGCAATTTAGGCACTAAATATTCAAAAAATTGTAATTTTCCTTTTTGCCAAATTTTATTTTCATCCAAACCTAATACTTTTGTTGCCCGTGTCCATTTATCTAAAGATTTTGCATCATATGTAACTGTTATTCCATCTTCTTTTAAAGTGTCTGCAAATTTTGAATCGTTTTTAGTTAAATTTAAAAGTGTTTTGGGTGAAATTGTACCATACAACATATTTTTTATTGAAGTACCAGCTTTAGAACCTTCAACGCCACCTAATGCCATTTGTGCATAAATTGATGCAAGATCAACTTTTGGAAGATTAAAAGATTTTGCAACGGGCGCACTGTTCGCTAACCCTGTATTAATTTCACCCATATCAGACCCTGATATTTCTTTAAGCCAAACCATTAAATCTGCGCTATCAGTAAATTTATCCTCTTTTTCTCCATAAGCATGTGTAACTCTTACAATGGATTTTAAGGATTCAGCCGGATCATAATTTAAATCTTTCCCAAACATCGATCCTAGTTTACTTGAGTTCACTAATCCATCTATTGATTGCACGCCACTTCTTACAGAGGTGAGCATCAATTTGCTAAATTGTGCTGTACTTGTTCCTATAGATGTAGCTGTACTTTCAGCTTTATTTTTTAAGCTATCAAATTCTTTATTTGTTAAATGTGTTATTGCAGAAATTCTATTCATGTTTGTATTTAAATCATCTGCAAGAAATAAACCAGAATTAAAAATATTTCCTAACCTATTATTAATTGAATCAAATGGTCTTGTTACTTCATTAAACCCATTAAATAAAGATTTATTAAAGTCATTCCACTTCTTTTTATTATTTGTGGTTGCATTGTCTAAATCTTTAGAAAGTTTTAAAACATATTTAGAAACACTATTTAAATTTAGCTTTAACTTATCAAAATTAGTATTATTATCTAGTTTTTTCATTTGAGACATAAAGCTATTTAAAGGGCTTTCCATATTTTTAAATACTTTACTAAACCCATCTATAGCTTTAAGATCTATTACTAATTCTGATTTGTTCATCTTGCTCTTTCCTAATTGCTTCAGTGTAAAATATAAGTTGACTTATCGTTAATTTTTCAATTTCTGAAGGTGTCCAATTAAAATTAACAATTAATGATCCAATTATTCTGTTAATTCCCTCGGAACAGTGCCGAAAAAATATTGTAACATTAATGAGCATAGTAGATAATCTTTACCGCTCATTTTATTAAATGTACTTAATGGATAACCTGTAAGTTTTGCGGTCATGTGAATTACAAATTTGACTCTACTAAATTCAGATTGATCATAGTTTATATAATCTTTGACCTCTATTTCTTGAAAGACAAGTTTAGTAATTTCGGAATCTTCATTTTTAACATCATTATCTTTATTTAATTTTGTTATATCAATTAAAGGTTTGTTAAGTTTTATTGTACGATTCTTAAAATCAATATTTTCCATAGATTTATCATTATCAATATCGTTATTATTTAGAACTTCATTATTTTCATCCATTTTTATATCTCCTTAAAATTAAATTAAAATCATTTTAAAAAATCTATTATTAGTTTGTCTTTACTTCCATACCTCTTATACCCTCAAATTTAATTGGGGTTTTAGAATCTTTTGTACTAACCTCGCCTCCTTTATCATTAACTGTCCACGCATTATATAAAGTAAATATTTTCCCATTTTCTAGTTCAAGTGTAATTGTGGCATCTTTTATTTTTATAATATCATCTAAAGTAACATCTTTTAAAAATATATTACCTTCAATAAATGGGACTTGTGGTTCTGCTGTATATCCTACTACGTAATTAGTCCCTTTTTGTGCAGTTCTAAGTCTTCCAATACCACCATATTTAAATTCACCTTCACAATGTAGACCCCTACCATTGTATTTTAGTGTGACATATCCACCTAATAAATTACCATCTGCCATATTAATATCTCCTTATTTAAATCTAATCTGTACAGCAACTTGTAATAATTGTTTGATTAAAGTTGGCGACATCATGATATCAAGTCGTCTACTATTATTTTTATTTAATTCGACTTTTAAATCTTCAATAAAATCATCCAAATTTTGAACAAGTCCGTTTTTTTCCCATTGCATAAAACAAGCTATAGCTTCGCATTTAGCTAAATTAGGCGTTAAAATTTTTAAACTTGGATCTAAATTGTTTTCATTTTCTGCCAAGTTGTGCCTGTTATATTTAGTCCAAAAATATTGCTTAAAATCACTTCTTAAAAATGATAGCGTTAACATTGTTTCTGCACATTGGTAACTATCATCTGGCATGCCCGCATTATTTCTTTTGTAAGATGTAACAACTCTTTCAAGTGTAGGAGTATTTCCTATTGTAGTAATTGAACCAACACCCTTTAAAATTTGTGAATTTCTTGTGTCAATATCAATTCTATTATTTTGAAATGGCGGTTTAATTCCAACTAATGGGATATTTTGCAACGGACTTGCCGGATTAATGGAGCCACTTAATGCAATTTGTGCGGCTGCGGCTGCATTTATTAAATATGTTGGAGATACACTATTTGCATAGTTTAAAGGGATAATTGCTTCACAATTTAAATTGTCTAAATTTGCTTTAAAAATTTTATCGTTTGAATCTTCTTTATTAATTGTGATTAGCAATAGGCCATCGGTTTGTGAATTTGAACTCCATCTATTTTTCAAAATATCTGCCATTTTGTTATTAAATTCATAACTAAAAAATGGGGTTACGATTAAATTAAATTTATTGTCTTTTATTTCTTCTTTAAATAATGCGTCAATATCTTCCAAATATTCTTTTGTTGCACCTGCAAATTTAGTGATAATTAAATTATCTTTATCTGCATAAGTCATTTTTAAATTAGTTGGTAAAGGTTTATCTTCATACCCATTAAGGTAAATAGCGTAGTCATTATAAATTGATGACTTATGAATTGTTTTTATTAGAATCGCATTTGGCTTTGTTTGATCTAAAATACAAGTAACAGGTATATCAATATTGTTAGAAATTTCTTTTACTACTGCATTACAGATATCTTTTAAATCTTTTGTTGAATTAATTGTAATGTTTAAAATTTCACCAAAAATAATAATTGAAAGAACCCCATCTAGTATTGGTTTTGTAGGGTCTTCAAAATCAAAAACCAACGAAGTTGATGCTTCTTTATCTCCTTCAGCCACGGCAATACAACTTACTTCAATTTTTTTGTCGTTCTTTTTATATTTTAAATATTGTTGAAATAAATTAGATCCAAGGCCAAAAAGATCTTGAGCCTGTTTATCAGAATTAACTTGATATATTTTTGATAAATTAGCTTTTCCCAAGGTATTTTTAAAACCTATCAATAAAGTTTTAAATCCTTGTTGTTTTGTATTTGCAAGCGAGTTATCAAATTCTGCGCTCATACAAGGGACTTGTGAATCTGTAATTGTATTAAAAATCATTTAAAAAAATCCTTATGCTAAAGGAACGTCGTATTTAATTGTCTCGCAATATTTGACACTATAAGTAATAACTGTAATTTCATCATTACTTATAGTTTCAGTATTTCTACTATCGTAACTAGTTTTAATATATCTAATTTCAAAACCTTTAATTTTAATATTTGCAATTTGCTCTTCAATTTGGTTGGCTATAATATCACTTGAATTGTCATTATCTGGATTATTTAAACGATTGTAAATTACAAAATTTACATCTGTATCTCTTATTGATCCTCTTGGGTGTATATCTTCTATCTTTTCTTCACTTGATATATATATTCCTATTGCTGGTAGATCTATATCATCATCAAATGTTAAAAAGTTATGAACATAAATATTTTCTTTACACTCTGTTTTATTTATAATCGAGTCTTTTAATAATTTTTTAATTTCTATTCTCTTGTGAGTCATTTTTTTTAAACTTTCTTTAAATATAATTTATTAAAACCTTCATTTTTATATATTTTTTCATGAATGATATATTTGTTATTTTTATATTCTATGCTGATAATATCTTTTTTATTTATATCTATATTATTTGGAATATTTAATATTAGACTGTAATCAATGACTGTGGAATAATTTCTTTTAGAAAACCTGCTTTCATTAAATTGGACAATACAATCAATTACTTTAGTTGTATTGTCCTTTAAAAATAAGGTTATTTCTTCCTTAAATACTTCAGTCATTTCTTTTGTAGCGTCTAAAATTAAATCATCCCATTTTGATGATTTAGGCAATTAAAGCTCCCGTTGAAATGAATGAAGAAAATAGAAGCCTCGAATAAATGCCACTTCCAGCATCAAGAGTGTAGCCAATTGCTAGTGATCCAGCTTCCTTTTTACATGAAATAACTTTAGTTGTGGGTGCATAATATGCCATTTGTCCGGCTGTAAAATCTCCAGTAATTTGAAATTTATAGATACCGGATGTTATAGCGGTTACTCTCTCGCCTTTTTTTACATTAATTGCACTTACAAGGACAAGGCTTCCTAAAACAAATAGTTCTCCTCCTTTTAAAGTATCCGGTGCAATTATTCCAAAATTATTAGCATCTGAATTATAGTTACGCATTTTATACTTTCCTTTATTAATTAAATATATTTTTTTACACTATCTAAATTAGGTTTTAGCTAATTTAGGATTATGTAAGTAAAATCCTTTAGTATCTATTGCTTTAGAAGCTGCAAACATTTTACAAGTAAATGTAACGGCATTGATTTTTGGATCATCTATTCTTGTTATTTTTGGCTCTTCATAACCTTTTAAATAAGATAAAATTAAACCGTCAATATCTTCCGGACTTGAAATAAAAATAGCCGCATTTTTCCCTAATTCCTCAAGTCTATTTTCAACTATTACTTCAAATCTTCCAGCATAAATATTTAAATCTTGTGATTTTACTGCTGGAATAGAAGCTAAAACTCTTCTTACTATTGGTTCATTTGTTTTAGTTGTATAAACATATTTATACTCTGGAATTTCAATCAAATTATTATCAGCATCTTTTAATCTTGTTAATGCAACTAGAGCTTCTGTAATAACATCATCACTAAATATTTTATCTTTTGTTTCAACCGCAATATTTCCTCTTTTTTCATGAAATATAGGAAGACCATCTGATAAATTAGTATTATTTTTGGTTAAGTTATTATATACGAGTGTTGAAATCTTTTTAGCTGTTGAGTCCGCAAACATTTGAAAGGCTCTTGGTAAAACATTTAAACGGTCGTTTAAAAACATTTCTTCAGAAAATGAAAAACTATTTCCGTGTTTAGATGTCTTATAAGTTTCTGCACTTTCACCAAAAGTAACTTCGTTATATGCTTCTAGTTCTCCAAGATCCGCTAATTCACCAAATGATCCCGTTTGTAATTCAGTTTTGATATTTAGGTCACTTACTTCTACTTTTCTTACAATTTTTTCATAAGTCTTACTAACTATTTTATATCTATCTCTTAAAGTTTTATCTGCAATATTAGATAGAATTAAAGGTAAATCTGTTGATGTAATTGCACGCTGGAATAGGTCAACTGGATTATATAAATCCCCATTTCTAACTAAACGCCTAGCTATTTCTACCATTGATAAATTCAAGAATCGTTTACTATTATCATCAATTTTATCTTTATCGCCTAGCATTCTATATGTAAGTGCGCTTTCAATTCCTGATCTTGTAAACTGGCTTTCATCATGACCTGTTGAAGTAACAGGAGCATGTCGCATTTGTGTATTCTTTTCTTTAAAATCTTTTAAAACAATTTCAGATATTCTAACTTTTGCTTCATCCAAACTTGTAACTGATTTAATTATCTCATTAGCTCTTGTAAAATCTAAAAAAGACTCTGAACAAATACGGTTTATTTCAGAACAATCATTTGCTGATAATTCTTTTTTTATTGCACTTACAGGCTCAGAATTTGCATTTGCACGAACTTGATTTACAGGTTCAGGACTTGCAATTGTCTGTGTAGTTGTTGCTGTTTGGTTATCTGTTAACATTAATAATCTCCTATTTTCAATAATTATTTGAGGGATATAATCATCATCTAAAGCACGCACGCCAGCGTCTGGATCTGCTGGTACAGTTACAAAGGAAAGTTCAAGTGGTAAAATCTTAGTGGCTCTTACGGTTTCGTATTTTTCACCTTCATTTTTATATTTTTTGTAATCTAAAACACGATATCCTATTGACACATTTCGCAAAATGCCATCTAAAATATCTTGATAAATTGGTTCAACATCATCTCTTTTAGAGAATCTTATTTTTGCTTTAAGCTTTCCCTCCTCAACCCATGAATTTTCAATAACTCCAATTTGACTATTTAATTCGTAGTAATGGTCTTTTAGTAATGGTGCACAACCAGATCCAAATCTTGAAAAATCAATTGAATCTTTTGTGATTTCAATTTCCTCATAAACTGGGTCTTCGAACCATCTATAACGCAAAACTTTTGCTCCAGTGGAGGCGATAACTTCAATAGTTCTATTTTCTGCATCTTTATTATGTACTTCAAATGAAATAGATCTTATTGCGCTATTTCTTTTTATTATTGTCACTTTTCTTACTCCTACTAGAATTTAATGAGCCATTTTGTGTTGTATCCTTAGGGTTGCAATCCAGCTTTATTCCCATCCTATCTAGCTCATCAAATATGTGCTTAATTTTTTGCAAAACGGTTGCACTATTTTGTCCATATTCTCGGTGAATTTCATCAAGGGAACAAAATCCATTTCTAATTTTCATAATATCTGCTTGAACTTCTTTAAGTGGATCAATCATTTCTCTTCTTGGAGGTGTCCAATTTACTTTAATTTTTGTTGTGTCAATTCCGTAATATAAGTTAACAGATTGTAAAAACCATTTAAAAACAGGTTCACAAAACATTGGAATCAAAATATTCCACCGCCACATCTCAATATTGCGATAAAATTCTAACCAACCCATACGACCGCTTGAAAAATTTACTTGCGATAAATCACCGCTTAATACCTCATAAGTAACACCTAAACCGCATGCTATTTTCTTTAAATAAGAAGCACAAAAAGCCTCGTGTCCTGTAACTGTTGGAGGTTTTGATAAGGTAACAGTGCGGCCGGCTGGTAAAGTTACGGTAAGACCTGGCATCATTTCTATATTTTTATTTTCTTCATCATCTTCATTTGATTCTGTTGGACAATTCCCATCAATATCATGAACAAATGCGGTATATAAGGATGCTATTTTTCTTCTTATAAGTTCTGCATGTTGGTAATCAGACAAATCTTTCACATCTAATAAAATAGGAGCTAACCAAGGAATACCACGAACTTGAGAAGTATTTTCCATTCTTAACATTTGCAACATTTCATTAGATGATATTAATGTACTTTGTGAATAATAAGAATTAATATTATTTTTAACAAAATAGCCAAGTCGCCTACCTCTCTCATTAAATTTAATTCCTTGGCTAATGATATCAGGATCGCTAGGGTCTTTTATTCCTGTATTATCTTTATTTATATCAATTAACTCTGATCTTATTAATTTTAATTCAAAAGGAATTTTTCCATTTTCAAATTTATTAGGAAATTTTCTAGCAAAACAATCTCCTGATTCAGCTACTTCTTTCATAATTAATGCTTGCATGCCTGAAAATGTAAGCATTTTTTCAGCATCAAAATCTGTCGATTCTGTAAAATTATTCCAAAGCTCTTGAACTTGTTCATGCGGCTTTCCGTCTTTAACAATTTCAGCGGTGATTCCAGTTCCTACCGTGTTGCTTTCAATAGCTGTAATTCCACGGCGTGAATAGCCATCATTCTTTACTAAATCACGGGATCTTGCTCTTAAAATATCAAGTCCTAAACGTGAATCTGAATTTATTGAGCTATTATTTAACTCCCAATATTTATATCGATCCGATTTTGTAGCACCTTGGAAATTTCTTATTTCATTTAAAAACTCTTTTTTATGCCTTATTAGTTGCCTTTTTTTACTTTCATTAGAAGAAAATAAGTCTTTAAATTTATCAATGAAGTCCATTTTTTTTAGACTCCCTTGTTAAATATAGAGTAACTTAACATAGTTCTTTGTTTTTTTGTTACTTTAGATAATTCATTAAGAAGTATTTGTCTTGCCTTAAGCATTTCATCTATAGATCTGTAAACAACTTCTTTCCCATCATCAAATTTCACAGAATGAATAGATTTTGATATGGAAATATTTAAAGCTTCTAATCTGTTTTCAATTTCTTCTTTTTTCATTAAAAAAAACCCCCAAATATGATTTTATTTGGAGGTGAAATATTTTACTCAAAAATTTGCAAAATGGCTTAATATTAACGTTTATTTACCGAAATTAAGTAAATTATAGAGAAAGGAGAGAAAAATGATATTAAAAGGTAACTTTGAATTGACTATTGATGAAATGATAAAATTGCAAGAGAAAAATAAAAATAAAGTTTTTTATATAAAAGATTTATCTGGTCATTTGTATAAAGCAAAAGAGATTCAAAAGAATAATGATATTATAATTTTCAAATATTCTAAAGGCATATTTTGCGATCTTATAGCATATATTCCTATAAATAAAATTGTAGCAATATCAGAAAATGAAAAACAATAAAATGATGAACTTTGTGCCATCTTTATCAAAAATCGAGCTAAAAACGGCCTTAAAACGATTCTGAAATAATGCAACAATATTAATATGTTACTTAATAAGAGAGATTAATTAAAATATCCTCAATGTTTTTCACTCGAATTGCGCCCAAAGCCTCTAATTCATGTGGCCATTGCAAATTAGAATTTTCAAAATTATTATTTAATATAAATAATGGCCTGCCCTGTTTTAAGACAGTCCTAGCATTTGATAAAGTCCCTGATCTGTCCCTTGCTTCCACAATTATTGTCCCATTTGCTAGGGCTGACATAGTTTTGTTTCTTTCAATAAAAAATCTTTTTTTAAAAGGAATTTTTAATCGCTCATATATAATAAATGGAACCTGTGAAATTAAAAGATGATTTTTAGCAATTTCATTCATTAAATCTTTATTATTTAATGGGTAACAATGATTTAAGGATGTTCCTATTACTGCAATTGTTTGACCATTTTCTTCTAGACAAGCTTTATGTGCGGCAGTGTCTATACCTTCGGCAAGCCCCGAAATAATTACAAAACCTTTTTTTACTAACATTTTTGATATTTTTGATGCTCTTTTTAAGCCTTCATTGCTTGCGTCTCTTGACCCAATAATTGCAATTGATGGCTTATTTATTAGTTCATATTTACCCATATAATATAATAAATATAACTTAGTATTTAAATCTAAAAGTTTTTTCGGATAATTATCTTTACCATAAATAATAGATTCGAAAGAATTTAAATCTTTTGTCATACTTTTTATTTCTTCAAAATATTTTAAGGCAATATCTTCTTTTACTAATTCTTTAATTGAATCACTATCTATAAAGTTTTCTTCTATCATTTTAAAAGAATCTGTTAACTGATAATAGTGATTTATTTCTTGTTCAAAAAAAGCTTCGTATCTTCCTATTTCTAATTTATTATTCATACTTTCACCGATGCTATTTTAATAGTGGAATCTCTTAATTTTTTGCCATCAAAATAAATTTCCATGTATCTATTTTTTTCGTTCTCATTGTTACTAGTAAGATCTAAAAAAATAAGGCCTTTTGAAATATTTGAATTTACGAGATTTTGTTCAATTTCATCAAATTGCTCTACTAGTCGATCACTATTAAGAGAAGTCACAACAGCTTTGTATTGCCCATTGGTTTGTTTAATTTGAAAGTTCATAATTTTAATAAATCCTTATCTAATAAATAAAAGAATGTATTCATTACCTTACAGGACTTTAGCGAATGCGTTCGTTTTAATTAATAATTACTTTAATGTATTCATTATTTTACGAGACTTTACCGTCCGCGTGCGGTTTAAAAAAATGATTTATTGTTTTCACCAATGTGAAAACCTTGAACTATTATTAAGCCAGCTATGAGTTTTTCTAGTTGGTTTTTTCATAGTTTGTACATTTTTATTAGGTTCTTTTGTTTCTTTAATTTCCCTTTTATCACCTAAAGAGGATTTAATAATCATATTTTCACTTTCGATTGCAATATTATTTGTTTTTATTATCTCAAGTTTTCTTTCTAGTTCAAACCAATCTTTTTCTTTAAATCTTTCAATTCCAAATATTGAAGCGCAAGCCCTAGCGTAAACACGGCAGTCTAGGGCTTCGTTTCTGCTTCTTTGTTTAATCCATTTGCCTTTAAGCTCGTATTCACAAGTTAACTCTTTAAAAAAACTCTCATGATAATTTGGAAAATGGCAATAACCCATTAATAAATCAAAATCAGATTTATTTTTGCTTAAATAATCCATCAATTCTGCTTTATATGCGTTAACATTTACCCTATAAATTTTAATACCTTTTAAAAGTTTATGGCCTGTTTTTTTAAATTCCCTTAATGGGGATATATTAAAATACTCAGTCATTTTATCTCTTCCTTGTATAGGAAAAACATGAGTAAATTTAAAATTTTGACAGAAAGAATAAACATAAAAAGCGGTGTTGCCATCGCTTGCATCAATTCCCATTTTAGAAATTTTCATTTTTAAATCTGATCCTTCGATATCAAATTCTTCATTTACAATTTTAGCGAGTTCTTGCCAAACTTCATTTTGATCAGTTTTTCCATATAAAATACGATAATCAACTGACCAACTTTCCTTATTTCTTCCCCATGCGACAACTTCACAATGCAAACGATCATGTTGGACATCGACCCCACAAGTTAAAAATAAGCCGCCAATTGGTACCTTATTTAATTCGTAATTTTCCCTACGGTTATATATTTTTTCCCAATCTATTATTTCGCCTGTTTCTTCAAATGGAAGTCCTAAAACAGTATTTACAAAACTTTTATATTTATTAATATCATTTTTAGATTCCTCAAATAATTTTACAGCTTCCCACCATTTAAACCAGCCATCCGGTGAATAAAGTCCGCTAATAAAATAGCTAGCATGTGTTGAATCTTTACTTACGGCCGTAGCTCTCCATTCACCATTATTTAACATTTTAGATTTTTGATATTCTTCAATTAAATATTTACAGCTAATACACTCATATTTTACACTGTGATATTTACCTTCTTCCCATTTTAATTGCTCAAATTCCAATGTTTGATAAAAATTACATTCGGGACATGGGACAAAATACTTTCTTTGATCACCTTCTAAATATGATTTATTAATTTTAGATCTTGAAGCACCTAGAGATGGTGTTGATATTAAAATAATTTTTTTATTAGGAAATGTATTTGTTCTTTGCATTGATAATTCAATTGGGCAGCCTTCACCTTCGACATCGTCGGGCATGCGGTCAATTTCGTCTAATACTAATTTACCAATGGGTAAAGAACATAGGCTTGAAGCACTATTTGCCCCTGATATCGCTAAATAGCCTCCTTCAAATTCTTTCATTAGAATAGTATTTCCAGAATCTCTTTCTCTTGCATCTTTTATTTTATTTTTAAGAGATTTAGAATTTTCAAACATAGGTTTTAATCTAGTTTTAGAAAACTTTTCTGCAAGTTGAACAGAAGGTAACACATACATAATAGGAGATGGCGATATATCAACGTAATAACCTATAAAATTACATGCTGCATTAGTAAACCCTAATTGTGCACCTTTCATTATCGTAATTTTTAAAAATTTAGAACTGCATGATAAATTTTTTAATATTTCCCTCAAGTATGGCGTTATGCTTAAACGATATAGACCCGGACTTGAAGAAGAAACAGAAGATAAAATGATATTTTGCTCTGACCATTCATCTATATCTATTCGTTTTGTTGGCTTTAAACCACGCTTAAATGCTTCAATATAAAAAGAATTATTTATATTCATCGTTAGATAGTTCCCTTAAAGCAAGCTCTATTTCTTCACGCAATAAAAAATAAATTTCATTACGATCATTCATTGCAACAAATTGAGAGGCTAAACGATCTGGTAGATTAAAAAGCGATTCTTTAATGCGCTTACCAATTTCATAAAAATCTTTTTTTACTTTATTCCCATCAACTAAACGGCCGCTAAGTTCTTCTACTTCTAAACGTTCAAGTTCTGCTGAAAATTGCATTTTACGAGTGCGGGCTTGTTCATACGATTCTTTATTATCAATTTTAAAAATATTTGTTTCTGTTTCTTCCGGTTCTTCCGTTTCAATTTCATTGGAGTTTAGAGATAGTTTAGTCTCTAAACTTTTTTTAGGCTCATTGTTTAGGGGTAGTTTAGTCTCTAAACTTTTTGAGTTATAATCAGGATCAGATTTAGATAAGACTTCTAAAACTTTTTTGTAATCAAATTTTAGTTGATTGCTTATAGGATCTCTTGCCATAGCATGATTGAGCCTCCCCTCTTTTTTAAGCTGCGAGATCCGACTTTTTGAAAGATTTAATTTTTTTGAAAGTTCATTTTGGTTTAGAAGCATACCACAGTCCTAGGGGTTGGGGTTTTTTTTGTCTAAAGCGTTTATTTTAGCGGAAAAGTTTAGGTTATAAAAATTTTATAACCAGCCAAAACCGGAGCGCCTCGCTGCCACCGGGAAATAAACGCTAGGAAGAACCTACAAATATAGATAACTATATAATAAATAATTACTTACTCTAAGTTAAATAAGTATTATTATTTGTTAATTGCCAATTTGTTTTTCACACCGTTTTTATTCTTTTCACAAGAAAGATATTCTTTAATATGTTTGTTTTTAATATAATCTAAACACTCTGAATCTAACCAATCTATTAAGTATTGCTTAAGTCTAATATCTAATTTATTAATATTGATAGCGAGCCTTTGAACTATTTTAATTTGTTTGTCATTTATTTCTTTATTAATCATATGTATATATATCTCTTTAATAATTATTAATCACGGCAATTCTTATCACAATGCCATGTATAGAATTGATTATCTTCAACTAATTTGAAGTCATAAAAACCATAAGCTACAGGGTTTTTTCCTTCAATATCTTGAATTTCTCCGGCTTTTTCTTCTGTAAATTCTCCAGTATTATATACAGTAAAATGAATTTTACCGTTTTTTGAACTATCGTTATCATGTACAAAATAAATAAACCCATCATATATTTTGGCTTGTTTAAACCAATTCATTTGTTCTTGAATTAGATTTAAATTATTTTCAAAATATTTAATCATTTTTTCATTGCCAAACTTAAAGCCTGTGTCGTAGGCGTATCTTAATAAATCAGATATTTTACTTATAAATTCTTTGTCAACTAACTCTTTTTCTTTCATATATTTTGTTAGAGCTTTTTTCTTTGATACTAGTAATAAATTCATTTCTTGAGATGTGCATGGTGTCATTTTTTTAATTCCTTAAATGCTATGTTAACATAGTAATTCATATTATTTGAAAGTTTTCTTTCGTATACTTCATTAGCTCTACTCTTTAATTTATCAAATAAGCTTGTGTTTTTTCTTAATATTTCAGACAAAGATACATCTGATTTTAATTTACCGTATTCAGTTCTTTTACCATTTCTTTTTAAAGATAATAACGTACCAGCAATTGATCTACCTTTTTTAGGTGAAACCATGAAAGTATCTTTAGGTTCAACAATTTGTCCTTGAATAGTAGCTACAACTTTTAAAAATTTACGCCCGTTTTTTCCTCTTACAGGTTGCAATTTGTAAGGAAATGAAGAGACGCTTTCGTTTATTTTAGAAAAAACTACACGAGCAAATAAACTAGGAATAGGAGTGCTCATATCTACCTGATCTTTACCTCGCCTAACTCTTTTTTTATAAAGCTTTTTATCTATTTTTAATTCATTTTGCTTAGAAAGTTCCTTTCTAGTTGTTACTAAAACTGTTTTTACAGTCTGACTTAAAGTTGTAACAAGAGCTTTTCTTATAGCTTCTTTTCTTAAATATTCTGTAAGCTGTGTTAATTTATAAAGTGATTCATATTTAATTTCTAATAATTTACTCATTTAAAACCCCCATTAAAATCAAATATTGTTAGAGGATGATTTGATAATTTAGTCCTAATCTTTTTTTTGATTTGAACCATAGGTTCATTTATATCAAGAAAAAAACCATTTTCATTTTTATTTGCATCATCTAATTCACAATAATATCTAGTAATAGGTAGTTTTTTATGCTTTGGTGGTAATTCATTTTTTACTAATTCTAGTGGTAATTTTGTTAGCTCTGGATCATCTAAATTTAAAGACAGCATCCTATATAAATAAGGTAAAAGCATATTGAAGGCTATTAAAATGTGATAAGGCTCGACATCATCCCTTGTTGTCATATTAGTTTCATCAATTAAATCTTGAACTGTAATAATTTTATTGCGGTAAATTTCGCAATATTGATATCTACATAATATATAAGCCGCTTGTCTAACGTTCTCCGTAAAATAAGGGAACTCCATTTTCTCACGTTGTAACTTTGTAAATTGTGGAATCCGACCCATTCTTAAAACGGCACTTTTAATCGTTTCATTTCTTATTTTTTTACGGTCGACGTGCATATTTTTACCTTTATTATAAAAATAAATTAGCAGCTTATAAATTTATTTAAAAAACAATTCGTCGTCATCATCATCTTTTTTAATATTTGTCTTTTTTGAAATAGGACTAGGCGTATTTTTATCAACTAAAATCGGTTCTGCTAGTGCTTTTCTTTGTATTCCATTCTTTTTATCTTCACCAATAGCAGGTCGTACATAATCTTTAATCTCAAATAATCTTACTTGTGGTTCATTTCTTCCATTATAATCATTAAATTTATGAAAAACATCAGCACTAAATTCTCTACCAATTAAATTTTCTAATTCATTTAATTTAAGGTTTTTAAATTGACACGCTTTAATTATTAATGCTACTTTCTTTAAATTGTATTCTGATTGTTCTTTTGTAGCAAATACTAAACCATAAAATACACAGTAATTTTTAAATTTTTGGCTTGTAACTTTAAATTTAAATTTAATCTGTGTATTACCGTTTTTTGTAACTGAATTATCAACATTTTCAACTACAAAATTATATCTACCCTTTTCAATAATATCATTCTCATTGTCATATTCATCTGTATTAATTTCCATATTAAAATCAAAATCAATCATAATAAAAACCCTTTCTAAATAAGTGTTATTTTAATAAAGAATAAAATTTTAAATAATCGTCTTTACTATTTCCTATTGTAATAACTGTGTTTAATGAGTAGCGAGATTTTGCAAGAATAGAAGCGGTTTCTTGAGTATAAATTTTTCTTCCCATTTCTTCCCTTGGGATTTTTCTTTTGTCTTCTAATTCTTTAAAGGTGAAAGATTTTGAAACAAATAAAACAGCATCAACTTGAGCCACTATATATGAGCAACTTTTTTGATTTAATCTTAAGGAATAGCGATCAAATGATTCAGCTAACGGGTTATCAAATCTTTTAATTTGTTCATGAGCTATAAATATAATATTTTTATTATGATTTTCTAATAAACTTTTAAAGCTTTTTAATAATGTAACCCACTTTTTTTGAGCTTGCTCAAAACCTTTTCCATAGTCAAAATCCGTGATCGTTTTTTTTCCATGTTGATTACAAACATGCTCAAAAATCATTTGTTCTAAAAAATCAATACTATCTATTACAATAGTATCATATTGCTTAATCTCATTTAATTTAAAACAATCAAGAAATTCATCAAAATCTTTAATGCCTGATATTCTATTTACGTTTAGTTTTTTTGTACCATTTTCAACATCTAAAAAAATTGGATTAGGCGCAAAACTCGCTAGTGTTGATTTTCCTACACCAGCCGCACCGTAAAGAATTATAAAAAATGGTGTATCAATTTTCCCTTGATTTATTTCCATAATATTTTAAACCCTTAAACATGAAATGAAAGCTTAGAGCCTCTAAAAAAAGGCACAAATCTTTCATTATTTGAAATTTCATTATTATTTTTATTATTTCTACGCTCTAAATATCTTCTAATTTCAAACACGCCAAAATGCCTTAATTCAATTCTATTTAAATCAATTAAAATGTTAGATATTGTTTTAAAAAATTCATTTACCACCAAATAACAATCATCTTTATGGATTAGAAGACCTGAATTTTTTAAAGACTCGTGTAATTTTTCGGATAGTAAAATACTATAATTTGAATCACTGAACTGATCTGATTTGTTCTTTAAAGAGTATTTAAAATTCTTAGAAAACTTACAACGTACTACTGGCTTAATATTAATATTGTTAATTTTTTCTTTTGTTTTAAAATTCATTCCTGATTTAATATTGTAAGTTTTTTTGTAGAAAACTCCCAAGTTCGTTATTTTTAAAACATTATTTGAATTAATTTCTTGAATACACAAATGAATTATTCTGTTTACAATAAGTTCTAATTTGCAAGTATCCACTGTGTAATCTTCTAGCATTGTGTTAATTAAATCTTTTTTTGTATATGTTTTATTACTAACAGTTTTTTTCATTTCTAACCTCAATTTATTACAAAAACATCTTCAATTGCTTTGTTTATTTCTTGATCGTTAAGATATTTTTTTAGTAATAAGACACATGACAAACTTTCATTAGTCATATTTCCTCTGTCTCT